CCTAACCGCCGATGTCATTCGGAATGCCGATACCTACTCAGAACCTATCTGGGATCACAATGACCTTATCAAGATTGCTGGCTTCGATACTGCTTTCACGGCTGGTGGTGACAGATGCGTCCTCACAATCTGTAAGCTAGGTTATGTCCGTGGAACCTCACAGAAGGTTATGTATTTGGAAAACCAAGAAGTGATCCAGATCGCTGCTGGTCAAGCTACCGAGTTCGATGTTCAAGTCGCCGCGAAGGTTGTTGAACTATGCCGTAAGCATGAGGTTATGCCTAGTAAGTTTGGCATGGATGTCAGCGGTGATGGTGGCCGAATCGGACAGGCTATCATGCGCGAGTGGCTACGGCATGATAAGGATGGTTCGTCTATTGCACTTATCTCTTCTATGGGTCGCCCGACTGATCGTATCGCCGCCGATGTCGATAAGCGGCCTTGCACAGAAGTCTATGATCGTCTTATCTCCGAATACTGGTATCAGAGCTTCCACGGGTTTAAGGCGCGGGTTATTTATGGAGTCGAAGCCTCTGGTGAACTAGGTCGAGAACTCTGCCTGCGTAGGTATCGCACAAAGAACAAGAAGATTTCCGTAGAGACTAAAGATGACTACAAGGGTAGAACTGGATTCTCGCCCGACTTAGCTGACTCGTTTCTCTACGCACTAGAGATGTCCCGCCGCAATGGGCTAACTTTTATCGGTAACGATAAACCTGTTCCTACAGATCGCTTCTGGGCTAGGCGCGAGGTAGAGGTTCAGCCAATGTCCGACGATGACTACTATATGTCGGACGATGACGGGGAGGGCTAAACTATCCATCGCCATTTCAATGCCCAAACGCATATTGTAAGACGATGATTCGGTTAGTTTAGAAAGAGGAGGTTGCAGCCTCCCACTATGAAAAGTTTATTCTAGCACACCTTGCAATTCCATCAAGTTCGCTAGGTCTTCGCTGACTGTAATCCTGCAAGCCTTTTCTCCACCAAAAGTAATTCCTAACATTTCAAGTTTCTCTAGGTCGGTCTTCTTGATCCAGCAGTCCACATAGTCTTGGCGGAAGCGAATCTTGTATTGGTTTTCGTCAATGAATGTGCCTTCGCACACGATAAGTGATTTGAACATATTATTTGAATTGGTAAACTAGGTAGCCTTGCTCTTTCGCCCACGCTGGGTTGTCGTGGATTCTTTGGTGACAGGGGCGGCATACAGCCAAGAAAGTGCGCTTCTCGCAGGTGTTACGGCCTCTGCCGCTTTTATGGTGAATGTCCGTTGCTTCCCTATCACATACTTCACATCTGCCGTTTTTTTCTTCAAGATACTCTCTCCTTACCCTACTGTATTCAATGCTTCGCTTTTTGAGTCTGGCTGAAACGGGATTGAGTTTCCCTCCTCTTTTCTTGAATCCGCTTTTAGCTTTGAGTGGAGTTTTGCGTCTGAGCATAGAGCTACTATTTTCTCGATGTGTTGTTTCTTCAGTATTGATTTCGAGGATGTCTCGATCTGGTTTATCAAGCTACCAGTCACTCCGATCTTGTCTCCCAAATCACGGACAGACAACCCAAGCCCATTACGGCAATCGCGCAGATACGAACCAAACATTTTCCGTGCATTATGCTTGATGCTTCTGCTATGCTGTATAGCTGATAGGTAGCTATTGTAGGCTGCTTCTAATGGGTGCATTTCTAGTAAGTCTAAACAATCTTATTGACAGGTCAATCTTTTTTTCATACCATCCCAAAAAATGGACAATCACAAGAACAACATAGACTTGGATATGACTGCATTCCAGTTCATGGACTTCGCTCGCAAGTCTGTTCTGATAACAAATATGTCTCTCTCCGAAGCAATGGAAGAGGGTATCTTTTCTACCCTAGAGACATTTAGTGGACATGGAGGATACCTAGTTCTCGGAGTGCGTCCCAACTCTACCGCGAGAGCCGCGACCTACTCTGGCAAACGAATCCTCTGGTCTGAACTAGCCCTTCTTAAAAACGAAGACCTAGAACTCCATCACAAGCTACACGCTATCGACTGCTCGGATGATAATATCTCCGATCTGGCTTGGACTGATTTGGTAGACCAGATCGAAGAGTGGGTGAAGTGCGAGCGTGAGGAGATTGACCTTGATTATCGTTAACGATAAAAAATAATTCTTGACCTGTCACGATCAGTAGTGATAGGGTTAGCGCGTCTGAGAAATCAGACCTCGGGGTGAGAGCCGAGTAGTAGAATAAGCAAAGATAAATTGAATAAAAAACTATATGGTCGCTTGTAGTGGTTTCACCACTCTCATCTGTCAGTTCGCCAGTTTGCTTCCCACTACAAGAGACCGCCCTTTTTTCAATGAGTGTAAAAATAATGTCCGATGTCTTTGAGAATAGTAAGACAGAGGGTAATGCGCGGCTGGTGCTTTTGTGCCTTGCCGATTGTGCAAACGATGAAGGAGTTTGTTGGCCGTCGATCAAGACGCTTTCTAGAAAAGCCAACATATCCGAAGAAACAACTAGGAAGTTCCTCCATGTTTTTGAAAAGATTGGTTTGGTCGAAAGTGAAGAGCGTTTCAATCCACTTGGTCGCAGAACATCGAATACCTACAAAATCAATTTGGAAAAGATTGGAGATGATAAACTGACAAAGGATGTCATTTACTTGGCCATTCCAAAGAGTAAGCAGAGGACAGGGGATGGTATGAACCAGTTCATACCACAGCCCCCTAACCCAGTTCATACCTACCACCCCCTGAACCAGTTCATACCATCTATAATGAACCATCAGAAGGAACCGAAAAAAGAACCATCATCCGATTCCGCTATCGCTCCATCGAACAGCAGTATTGAAAACGAAGAATTATTCACAATGAAAGTAGCTGAGTCGCCTTCGGCTCCAAAACCACGGAAAGCTAAACCAGTCGATGACCAATTCATCGCTGAACTCAAAACCCTAAACCCCGAAATCAACATAGACGCTGAATTACGAAAAATGGATACATGGCTCCTTGCTCACCCCGAACGCAAAAAAACCCGCCCATTCGTTACTGGCTGGATCAATCGTCAATCATCCAAATTGAACGAGTCCAAGAAAGATACTCGCCTCCCTAACGGCGAGATCGACTGGGCGAATGTGAAACCAAATATGTAATTATCGTTACCGATAAAAATGAATACACTAAAAGAAAAAATAGAAGAAATAATCGGCGATGAAGAGTCTGTTCTCCTTGCCGATGGATTTGAATCCGCATTTATAGGCGTAGCTTACCAATTCAATACTCCGTTTGCGGTATACGACAGAGAGAAGTGCATAGAGATTCTAATGAAAGATATGACTCACGAAGAGGCCGAGGAGTATTTTCAGTATAATGTCCAAGGCGCGTATGTCGGCGAAAACACTACAGCATTTTTGATTAAATGAAAAAAGTCCCAATATATCAACGAGGCGAAGTCGGCGCACTTTCGCTCATCATCAACGACCCAGAAATCCTAAACATCCAAGTCTGGAAAGCAGAGTATTTCGCCATAGATAGCCACAGAAAGGCTTTTGAAGCAATGCTAGCCATACACCAGCGGACGGGCGATCTAAACGAATTTACCGCCATTTCTGAACTAGAACGCATGGGAGAATTAGAGAGAATGGGAGGAGAAACCTTTTTCCTAGATTTGTTCCAAGCTCATGTGATCGTAGAGTTCGATATAGCCAAAGAGATGGCAGAAGACTACCGCAAGGAATTGATCCGCTTCAAATCCTACAGAGATGCTATCAAGCTATGGGAGGAAAACGAAGAAGACATTCGTGGAGGTAGAGCTAATCTCCAGACCATAGCTGATTCTATTCTATCCTCACAGGTGGAGCATTCGCATCCGACAACCTCGACTAAAGATATAGCGATGGACTTGGTAAAGCAGATGGAAGGAAGCGATGTGAGAACCTGCTACTCGACTGGACTGATCTATTTGGATAGAACAATGAAGGGTGGAATGCACTCTGGAGAACTTCTGACTGTAGCAGCGGAATCTGGAGGAGGTAAATCCATCTTCATGGTTCAAGCGGCTCTAGCAAATATCATGGATAACAAGAGCGTTGTTATCTTTTCTCTGGAGATGGACAAGACAGACATCTTCTCTCGGTTGGTATCATGCCACTCTGGTATGCCAGTCCGCACACATGACGAATATAGGACGATTCATGCTAGAGAATTACCGACAATTACCCCTGCAATCCTTGAATTACAGAAGAAATCCATCACAATTGTGGATGATTTAGTCTCTTTGGAGGAGATAATTGCAGAGGCAAAAAGGCTTAATTCTCTCGGAAAAGCGGATGTAGTTATCGTTGATTACCTCCAAATCGTGGAAAATGAGAGCGATAATCGGGAGCAAGCAGTCTCAGACATAGCTAGAAAGCTGAAAAACCTAGCCACAAAGATCAAGGTTCCCGTCATTGCTGGATCACAAGTGAATGATGATGGCAAACTCCGTGAATCCCGCGCCATCAAACAGCACTCAAACCAAGTTATCTACATCAAACACAAGGATGACAAGTCCTGCATCTTCGTAGACAAGAATCGCCGTGGCCCAAGGAACTACCAGTTCCCAATCACAATGAACGGGGAAATCAGCAAGCTAATCGAAACATGACAACTGATCAAAAATACAATTTGGCTATGAGATACTTGGATAAGATAGACGAAATACTAGCCAAGAAGGCCAAGGACAAGTATTGCAAGTTAGAGTATTACTATCAGCAAGCCAAGAAGATAGTTGATAACTTCTACGAGGATGATAAAAATGTATTGACATACGATCAAGTGAAGATGTAGCCTCCAAGATCATGAACTCCAGAGCTAAAGGAGCAGTAGGCGAAAGAGAATGGCGCGACCAACTTCGCAATGAAGGATTCACCGCCCGTCGAGGTCAGCAATTTGCAGGAGGGCCAGATTCCCCAGATGTGATCTGTGAGGAATTGTCTAACCTCCACATGGAGGTAAAGCGAGTTCAGAACCTCAATCTTGACAAAGCCTGCGAACAAGCAGAAAGAGACTCTCGCGGTAAACCATACATCGTGGCGCACCGTAAAAATAATAAGAAGTGGAAGGTTACAATGCCATCTGACCTTTTCTTCTCACTGCTCCGCGATGGCATGGAAGCGTTAAAGAAATGAAAAAACCAACTACTAAAGCAGGAAAAGCCGCGAAGGTGGCTTCCGTAATGCGCGAATACAAAGCTGGTAAACTCAAAGCTGGTATCAACCCTAAAGGCCCGAAGAAGGCTCCTATGGCTAAGAGCCGCAAGCAAGCTGTAGCTATTGCACTTTCACAGGCAGGAATGTCTAAGAAAAAGTAATGGAAAAGCGATTC